AACTCCAGCGCGTCGTAACGGGCTGCCGCGTAGCGGGCGGGGCCGTCGGGCACCAGGTCGGGGCAGCACAGCCCCAGGCATGCAGCGGCCCCTCGGGGGCGATGGGTCGCGATGGCGTGCGCCAGCTCGTCGCGCTCGGTGAATCGCTCGGGGAGCGTCCACGGGTGCGCGGATCCCAGGAGATCGATGGTCGGCATGTGTGTCCTCGTTGCCGGTGGTGGAGAGCTACGGATCAGACCTTGGAGAAGGTCGCGCCGCCGTAGCACGTGAAATTGATGGTCGCCGCCGTCGCGGGGAACGTCTCGCTCTGGTCCAGCGTGCACAGGCACTTGGCCAGCGTCATGGTGTAGGTGCTACCGCCCCGGCTGACGACGTACTTGATCGTGAGCATCACGCCGTCGCCGGTGCCGTGGGTGCTGACGGCGCTGGAGAAGTTGCCGATCTTGAGCACGGCGTCGATCGGGCGATCGGTGGAGCTCGCCCAATCGTCGATCCGGTAGCTCACGGATCCGGTGATCTGGACGTCCTGAGTCTCGATGAGCTGGTCGAAGGTGCCCCGGTCGTAGAGCGCCTCGAGCGTCTTGTTGGCCTGGATGAGACCAGAGACGGAGAAGTCTCCCTCTTCGTTGCTGAGGTCGACGTCGAGCGGGGTGCCGGTGCCGTCTTCCAGGGAGACGGTGCCGTGTCGGGGATTCCAGGCCATGTCAGACCTCCAGTTCGTGTTCTACGGTGAAGTAAAGATCGATCTGTAGCCAGGCGGAATCGCTCAGCCTGCTACGGTTCATGCGGGTGTACCTGACGAGGTAGTCGTACTGCCAGGATCCCTGGTCCATCAGGGCTTGGATGGCGTCCTGCGCGGCGTCGCTGCTGCCGTCCCAGTCGCTCATGAGATCGGCGGCGCTCGGGGTCATGCGGTAGAGGAACGACACCCGAAAACTGATCTCATGCGCCACGGTGTCGCCGGACTTGCCGCGGTGGCTGATGTTCTGGGCGCTCTCGTCAACGACGCTGAACGAGAGATGCCCCTGGGTGCTCGGGGTCTCCAGGATCCCTAAAGGGAACGAGGTCTCGCGCCAGCCGGACAGCGCAAGGAGCTGGTCACGGAGCGCGCGGCGCACCTGTGCGACGGTGGAGGGCATCAGTAGCGATCCCGCCAGGGCAGGCCCCGGATCCTACGATCTGCGGCGCTGGTGTCGGTGAGCCACAGCGACGCGGCGGCGCTCTGGCGCTGCTCGCTGGAGATCGATCCGTCGTGGTCGGTGTCGTAGCGGAAGTTCAGCCGCGCCCAGCCCTTCTCGTAGTTCACGCGATGGTGCTGGGCGCTGTCCATCCATCGGCTGTCACCTGTGGAGCTGTGAAACTCTTTGAAGATGATGCTCAGGGTGAGATCGACGTGAACCTCTCTCAGCGCGTAGGGGTCGAGCACCAGGTAGGGCAGGTTCCCGGCGCCGATGAGGCGCCCCATGATCTGCCGCCACGCCTCATCGAGCTTCTCCTGCCAGCTCGTGATGGCGCTCGGCATCAACGCGGATCCGAGATCGCGGTACTGCGCCTCCAGATCGGCGTCGGTGGCCACGGGGTACAGGCGACGCAGGACCAGCGCGGCGGGGCGCCGGAATGTGTGGGTCACGCCATCGGGCATGACCAGCGCCCACTCTTCCAGCCACCGATCGCCCACGTCGAGCGACGCGGGCAGGGTGGCGGCGCTGATGGTGTACTGAGCTACGGATCCTGAGACCACTACAGACTGCGCGCTGACGACTGCGGATCCGCTGGCGTCGTAGAGCGAGTAGGTGCCCGAGCTCGGCGCCGCCAGCGCCCCGTCGCGGTACACCGGCAGGGTGGTCACCTGCTGGCGGGCCCGCTCCAGGTACTGCGGCTGCGCGTGGCGGGCCGCGTAGTTGGTCTCGTTGGTGCTCATCAGCTCGCGAGCACCGCAGCGGACCAGTTCGCGCCAGCGTCGCGGGAGATGTAGAGCACCTCGTCGGAGCTCGTGCCGTCGGTGCGGATGTAGAGCACGGTCCCGGCGCCGTTGGGGGCGGCGGTGGTGCCGTTGACCGGGGCGCCGCTGCCGCTGATGAGCATGGGGCTGTCGGCGTCGGCCTCGGTGGCGCTGCCACGGACAGCGAGGCCGACGGCGGCCAGACCCTTACGGATGCGATGAGAGAACGGGGAAGCGGCCATCAGAAGACTCCTGATACGCCCGGCGGGCGCGGCCTTACCGGGCTCGGGGGTTAGCGGGTGTCTCCATGAGAGACGGGGTTACGCTGCTCGCCGTCGCGGACGCGGCGATCATAGCGGCGGGCGGCGTCGCGGGAGATGCGGCGGGCGTCAGACTCAGACGCGCCGTTTTCGCGCAGGCGCTTGTGCATCTGCTCCATCGTGCGACGGACGCCGGGCTGCTCGCCGCTCACTTGCTCGCCTTGGAGCTGCGGCCCGCGGGGGCCTCGGGGGCGGCGGCTGCCTGGATGGTCTCCAGGGCGGCGACGGCGGCGCGGTGGCGGCTGCCGCCGATGGCCTCGGTGCGATCGACGCGGGCCTGCGCCTCGTCGATGAGCGCGGGCAGTAGGTCGGGGTCCATCGGCTGCACCAGGCCCCGCTCGACGAGCTCGTCGAGGAAGGCATGGTACGCGGCCTCGTCGACCTTGAGAACGGTGCGGTTGCCGATCTGCTTGGGGGTCTCCCAGCGGCCCATATGCACCGGGCCGCGCACGCCGTCGTACACGCGGATGTACTCCGACGGGTCCAGCCGCAGCACGTACCAGCCCCGGCGCCCGACGGCGTCGGCCTCTGCGTACGCGGTGCCGCCGTCCTTGTCGACGCCGCCGACTCCAGGATCCGCGCGAATCTGCCCGAGGATCGGGCGGATCTTGCCGCCGATCACGCCCCAGCGGGCCGGGTGGTGCTTCAGAACGAAATAGTGGCGGGGCGCCACGTTCAGCTTGGGTGCCCTCGGGCCCCCGCGCTGGGGTACGGATCCCTGAAAGTCGATCGGCATGTTGTCCTCGTTGCCGGTGGGGGGAAGGGGAGGCAGGGCCGGGCAGACGAGGACAGACTACGTCAGCCCCGCCCCCCGGAAGTCCTACCGGTCGGTGATGATCGAGACGCCGCGCCCGTCTTCGATGATCGCGACGCCCACGAAGTAGTTGCCCACGATCTTGGTCAGGGCCCCGGCGGCGTCGCGCTCGAACTCGACGGAGATCGGGCCGGTGGCCTGGATGACGCCAGCGTGACCGGGGACGACGCTGACGCTCATCTCGCGGTAGCCGACGGCGCCGCGGCCAAACATGCCGCCAGCGGAGTCGGCGCCGCTGTTCGCGGTGGGGACGTGCGAGCTGGCGAAGATCTCCACGCCATTGAAGGTGCCCGAGAAGCCGGGGCCCTTGACGTTGAGCATGTCCTGAGTGGCCGGGATGAACTGGAGCGCGCCAGCCTCAGCGCGGATCGAGTTCTGCAAGTCGGTGAGCTGCACCGGGTACAGCATCGCCAGGTAGGGGCCGGGCACGGACGCCTGAGTGAGCGTGAACTGAGCGTCGAAGAAATTATCGACGGTCATGTCGTCGCCGCTGGTGCCCACGGTGCTGGTGAAGTCGTCGACGACGTTGGCGACCATCTCGGTGAAGCGCATCGACGCGCTACCAGCCATCGACTGCGCCAGGCGCTCAGCGGTGAGGCCGACGGAGTCGGTGGAGTTCGCCAGGTCGCTGATCTGGTACTGGAGCGCCTGCCGGGCGACGGTGATCGCGGGGCTGGCGTCGGTGAGCGCGGTGTTGCTGGTGCTCGCGTTCTCCGCGACGCTGGCCATCAGGTCGTAGCCGTCGAGACCGGCCAACGGCACATCGAAGACGGTGCTGCCGGAGCCCCGGGCGTCGCCGTAGAAGGTGATCGCGGGGTTGCGCCAGAGGGAGGCGCGGTCGGCCAGGAGCAGGCCCAGCTCGCCCGCCAAGATGGTCGCGTATCGGAGGTCGCCCAGACCGGAGTAAAAGATCTCGTTAGCCATGTGTCAGCTCTCGTCAGTAGGGGAGGGGGGTGTCGTGTCCCTACGCTGTTGACGGGTGCGACCCTGGGACGGCTATCTCAGACGGTAGCGCCGCGCCCTGTACGTGTCAAGATCTCTCAACGTCGCGCAGGATCCTGCGCGCCCACGCTCGCCCGGGGTCGCCGCCCCACATCAGCCACGCCTGATAGCCCTTGGAGTCGCGCCCCCAGCCCTCGCCCTGCTTGTCGACGGCGTGCCTTGCGAAGTAGCTGCGCATGCGCCGCAGCGTCTCCACCGACACCGGGCGACGGCTGGCGAGTTGCGACGCTCGCGCCAGCCCGACGGGCGTGCCAGCGCGGTTACTCGGGGGCTGCTCCGCGCGGAGCTCGAGGCCCCGGCGGGCAGCGCGGGCGACGTCGGCGGGCGGGCGATAGCTGGCCATGCTCAGCCCTTGCCGTAGCGGGTGGAGTTGAGGATCTGCTCACGGTGCTGGCGATACCAGTTCACGTCGCCCGCCTTGGCGGCGATCGTCTGGTTGCCCCAGGCGGCGGGCTGGGCGCCGTTGACCGGGGCGTCGCCCGCTCGGTCGCTCGGGGGCGGCGTCGCCGGGGCTGCGGCGGGCTCGGGGGCGGCGGGGCTCGCCGGGGCGGCAGCGGCGGCGGGCTCGGGGGTCGGCGCTGCGGGCGTCGCAGGCGCGGGGCTGGACGGCAGCACGCGCGACCAGATGCCGTCCCGGCTCTCAGCGCCAGCGGCTACCCAGGCGTCGAACGTGGGCCGCTCGCCCTCGGGGATCCTGTCGTAGCGGTAGCGCAAGTAGTCGGCGTCGTCGGCGTCGGTCACGCCGATGCGCGCCAGGCTGACGGTCTGCGCGGCCTCGGTGCTGGTGCGCGCCAGGTCGGCCTCGAGGGACGCGACGCGCTGCGCCAGCGCCTCGGCCTGGCCAGCGCTGGCGCGGAGCTGCTCCAGCTCGGCGGTGGCCGCTTTGAGCTGGTCGTTGACGGTCTTAAACCGGTCGTAGGGGACGGTCTGCGGGTTGTCGCTGCTCATGTGGTCCTCGTGTTCAGCGGGTCAGGTTGAGGTCGATCCGCTGGCGGCGGATGGCCTCCAGTCGGATCTCTGCGGTGCGCTCATCGACGCCATGAAGCTGGGCGTAGGCGCGTACAGGCGAGATCAGGCCCCGGTCGAGCAGCGCCAGCACGTGCTCTCGTTCCTCGCGGATCTCCTGCGGGGATCGGGGTACTGCGTGGTAGGCGAGCCGGTAGCCTTCCTCGGGGAGCCCGGCGCCCGTCGAGCGGTTCAGCACGGCGGCGGTTTTGCTTAGCAGCTCCTCATCGGCGCGGCGGAAGACGGGCTCCATGCGCTGCTGCGCGTCGCGCTTGCCCTGGTTGGTCAGCGCGATGGCGTAGCCGCTGCGGGCGGTGCCCCCGAGGCGCTGCACGTCGGACGGCGACACGTCAGCGAACTCGGCCACGCGGGCCTCGAACTGAGACAGCGCCTCAGCCAGCTCGCCCACTTCGGCGGCGGGGCCCCACTGGCCTATGACGGCCTGGCTGGCGTGGTCGCTGCCGTCGTGCTCCAACAGCAGCACCGTCGCCGGATCCGCTATGACCTCGTGCCGCTTGGCGGTCGAGCTATCGACAGCCCGCGCGCCCCGAGGGACGACGCCAGCCATGTAGCGCTGGGGCCAGCTCGCGGAGCGGAGGCAGTGGAACCAGAACGACCAGCCCACCGCAGCGTTTAGGGATCCCTCCACCACTTCGATCCCCTCGTAGGGATCCCAGAGCCGATCGCCGTTCATCGCGGCGTGGTAGAGCACGCCCGGGATGAAGGGGCGCCCGTCGCTGTAGCGGTAGGGGTAGGCGTCGCCGCTCAGGGGCTCCCCGAGGTACAGCGGCGACAGATCCTCCCCGAGCCCGTCAGGGGCGCCGGGGTTGACCGCGCGCACCTCGTAGCGGGGCATCTCAGGATCCGAGATATCGAGCAGCACCCAACACCAGCCGTCACGCTTTAGCCGCGCCTCCATCACCCGCACCGGCTTGTCGGGGTTGCTGGGATCCGAGTAGGCCAGCATCAGATCGGGCGAGATCGGGCGGTAGGTGATGGCGCCGGCCTCGTCGATCTCGATGCGCAGGAAGTGCTCGCGGAGCGCGATGACGCGGGCCTGGAAGCGCTGCATGAGCGGCCAGAGCCCGGCCTCGTAGATCGTCCGGTCCATCCGCTGGGCCGCTACGGGATCCGGGTGCGACAGCGACGGCGGGCGGTCATACGTCGCCGCGAGCTGGCGAGAGATCGACTTGAACACGTTGGAGCTCGCGTCCAGCTTCCCCAGCGCTGCGGCCCGGGTGTGTCCCAGGTGAGCGCGCAGGTTCTCTTCGAGGTCGGCCATCCACCGGCCTTCGATCATCCGACGGCGCAGCCGGGTGTGCTCCCAGCGGGCCGCGTCGGCGCTGTGAGGTGGGATCGGCGGGGTCGCGTCGTAGTCGTTCATCGTGTTCTGAGCCTCATCTGAGCCATCGGCCGGCGGTCAATTAGCCCAATTGTCCCATACCGCATCGCGTCGATGGCGTCTTTGTGTTCCTCGCCCCCGGTCCACTTGTCGAGGCACTCCGCGACGTGGGTGCAGCTGTCGGACACCTTGAAATTCCCTTGCACCTGTAGCCAGTGGATCTGTGTACAGCCGTAATCCACGGATCCGGGCGGCTTCCAGGGAACCAAGATCTTGCCGGGGAAGACGCCCTTGGGACAGGCGTCGGGCATCTTGACAAACTGGCGCATCAAGATCTCGTTGGTTTTGCGACCGATGGCCTTTTTCTGGGATCCGGGGTGCGCGCGGTCGCCATACCACACGTCAACGTTCTCCAGCTTCAACCCGTTGCGCTGGAGCATCGCCCAGATACCCCGAGCGTCCTGCTGCGGGGCGGTGTCGCCGCCGGCCACGTACTCATCGAGCACCCACACGCGGGCCTCACTCTTATGGCCGACAGCCGCCACCAGCACAGCCACCTGGCGGAAGATGCCCACG